TTAATAATAGACGAAAATGTAGAGAGTGATGGCATCGAAGCAATTAGCTTAGTTCACACTCCTGCAATCGAAGAAAACTTTGTTGCACTATCAAAGCAAAAGGTTGAACTCAAAACCTTAGACGAAGAAAAAAGAATCGTTGTTTCTTTAGCACTTATTCCCGACAAGGAAATTTATCGTAGAGACTCAAAAGGCAAAGAGTACAATATCGTGTTTTCAAAAGATACAGTTCGCAAAGCATCTGAATTGTATTTTAAAAACCTAAACAACAACAACGCAACTTTAGAACACGAAGAAAAAACAGACGGGGTTTCTGTGATTGAATCTTGGATAGTTGAGGACGTACAAAAAGACAAGACTGCACTCTACGGACTGAATGCAGTTGAAGGTGCTTGGGCAGTTGTTATGAAGATAGACAATGACGAGGTTTGGGCAGACATCAAAGAAGGCAAGTATTTAGGTTTATCAATCGAAGGACGTTTTTCTGAAAAGGAGGCAGAACTTTCAGAGGTTGAAGCGGAAGAAGAACTATTGAATAAAATAATCGAAATACTAAAAGACTAATGAGCAACTATACAAGTCCTAAAAATTCAAGACGTGGGTGCTTATGCGCTGACGGAAAAAAGTACTCGAAAGATTGTTGCAAAGGCAAGCTAATAAACCAAGGGATTGGAACGCTTAAAAGCCAATCAAACTACACAGTAACACAAGAGTAATATCTGAATTTATAACAAAAGTAATGAATTAATGTTTTAAAATAAATTTTACACAATGAACAAAATCAATCAAATCAAAACCTTGCTCGGTATGGAAGTTAAATTGGAGACAATGAAACTTGCAAACGGTACTGAAATCGAGGCAGAAGTATTTGAAGCGGGGGCGGAAGTCTTTATCGTTTCAGAAGAAGAAAAGGTTGCTCTACCTATTGGAGAGTACGAATTGGAAGGTGGACAAGTTCTTGTTGTAGCTGAAGAAGGGATTATCTCTGAAATCAAAGACGCTGCACAAGAGGAAGAAGAAGCACCTGCCGAAGAAGAAGTTGAAGAACAAGAAATGGAAGCAGAGGTTGCAACACCGAAAAAGGTTGTTGAATCTGTATCTAAGGAAACTCACTTCGCTAAAATTGAAGAAATGCAAAAAGAAATTGATGCATTGAAATTGGCTCTTGAGCCTAAAGAAGAAATTGTTGAAGAAGTGAAGGAAGAAGTTGAGTTGAGTGCCGAGGATGTTGCACCAATCAAACACAATCCGGAAGCCAACGCAACAAAAAAAGAAACTTTCTTGTATGCTCAAAAAGCACCTAAGACAGTTAAATCAACGATTTACAATAAACTATTCAAATAATAAATAAACGCTTAAATTTTTAAAAAATGGCAACAACAACAAACATCACTACTACTTACGCAGGAGAAAAAGCACAAGGCTACATCGCCGCTGCTTTGCTAAGTGGAAACACAATCGAAAACGGTGGTATCACTGTTAAACCTAACGTAAAGAAATCAGAAGTACTAAAGAAAATCGCAACGGGAGACCTTGTTGCTGATGGTTCTTGTGACTTTACTGCAACTTCTTCTGTTACTTTGACAGAAAGAGTAATCACACCAAAAGAATTTCAAGTAAACTTGGAACTTTGTAAAACTCCATTCAGAGCAGATTGGGATGCTATATCCATGGGGTATTCTGCATTTGACACTTTACCTCCAGATTTCCAATCTTTCTTGGTTGCTCACGTAGCTGAAAAAGTAGCGACTAAAATAGAAAGTAACATTTGGGCGGGCGACGATAGTGTAGAAGGAGAATTTGATGGAATCGTTGCTTTAGCTACTGCTGATTCTGACGTAATCGACGTGGTTGGAACAACTGTAACTGCTGCAAACGTAATCGATGAACTTGGAAAGGTGGTTGATGCAATTCCTGCTGCATTGTATGGTTCTCCCGATTTGAAAATCTACGTTGCACAAAACGTTTATCGTGCTTACGTTCGTGCATTGGGAGGATTCGCTTCTAACGGACAAGGTGCTAACGGTGTTGGAGGAAACGGAACTAACCAATCTCTTGGAGATGTTATGTTCGACGGAGTTCCTGTATTCGTAGCAAACGGATTGGCTTCTAACTACATCGTAGCTGCTGAATCTTCAAACCTTATGTTTGGAACGGGATTGTTGAACGATGCTAACGAGGTTAAGGTTTTGGATATGGCTGACCTTGACGGTTCTCAAAATGTTCGTGTAATTATGAGATTTACTGCGACTGTGCAATACGCATACGGTGCTGAAATCGTACTTTACACACCTGCATAATTAGCAAATAAATAAACTGAAAGAGGGGTGGGATATGCCTATCCCTTTTTTTATAACTAACTTTTAAATAATAAAAAATATGGCTTGTGATATTACCGCAGGGAGAAATGACTCAAACTGCTTGGCTAGTCTTGGAGGAATCAAGGCAATCTACATTTTAAATTTCGCCAAAGGTCTTTATGCCGATGCTACCTTTACAGGGGAAGAAATTACCGCTCTAACAACGGGAAACTATGACGTTTTCAAATACGAACTACGAGGGACAAACAACATTGACGAGGCAAACACTAAAGACATCAACGCAGGAACTTCTATCTTTGAAGGGAGTGGAACTATTACACTAAAGAAACAAGACGCTACAACACAGGCGCAAATGGTTCTTTTGTCTAAGGGTCGTCCTCAAATCATAGCTGAAGGATATGATGGTTTGTTCAGAATCTTCGGAATCAAGAACGGCGTAGATGTAACAGTGAACACTGCAAGTGGTGCAGATATGAATGAGTTCAACGGATACACTTTGACTTTGGCTTCTAAGGAAGACAACTTGGCATACTTCGTAGATTCTTCATTGATTGGTGAAAGCAACGCAGGATTCGACGTTCAAACGAACTAAGAAGCGTTCTAACGCATTAAAAAGAGAAAGGTGTAGACTTAATTGTTTACACCTTTTTTATTGTCTTAAAAGCTACAAAAACATAAAGCTATATAATTTGTTTTAAAATAAAAGAAATGATAATACTAACAACAAGCACGAACGCACAGGAATTGAAATTCATTCCAAGACAATACGTTGCTGATTCTATTGTATTAACAGACGAACAAGCAAACACAAGTTCAACCATAGCTGCAACCTTTACGAAAGACGGGTACTATTTAAAGGCAGATATTTCTTTTACCTTAGTAGAAGATAGGTTTTACACTTTTAACGCTTTAAATGGCTCTAAAACGGTTTACAAGGGCAGAATCTTTTGCACCGACCAAACGGTAAGTGATTATAGCATCAATAAGAATGTTTACACAGAAAACGAAAGTACAAACGAATACATAGTTTACAATGAGTAGAAGAAACAACAAATCAGAAATAGAGGTTGTATCTCTTTCCAAATACACAACTCCCGTTGTTGAAGAAGTAAAAAACAAAGAATGGGTAATGTACGGAGAAGACAACAACTATTTTCAATGGTTAATCGACAGAAGTACGAAATCAACAACCAACGGGGGAATCATTAACTCAATGGTCAGAATGATTTACGGAAAAGGATTGGATGCTACGGATTCAAACAGAAAACCCGAACAGTATGCACAAATGAAAACTATCTTTTCAAAAGACGCTTTGCGTGGTGTTATAATGGACAGAAAACTTTTGGGAATGGGTGCTTTTCAAATCAACTACAAAGGCGGACAAGTAAACAAGGCTCTACACTTCCCTATGAATACTCTACGTGCTGAAAAGTGCAATGACGATGGAGAGATTGAAGCGTGGTACTACCACCCAAATTGGGCAGAGGCGAAACCTTCCGATGAGCCTTTACGCATTCCTGCTTTTGGTTTTGGTAACGGAAAAGAAAACGAAATATATGTAGTCAAACCATACGTTGCGGGATATTCTTATTATCCTCCCGTAGATTATCAAGGTGCTTTGCCTTATGCAGTACTTGAAGAAGAAATTGCAGACTACTTAATCAACGACACTTTGAACGGTTTTAGTGGTACTAAGGTTATCAACTTTAACAACGGAGTTCCCGACGAAGAAAAGCGCAGAGAGATTAAGCGCGATGTGATGAACAAACTCACAGGCGCAAGAGGGGAAAAAGTTATCGTTGCATTTAACAACAACAAAGAGGGTGCAACAACGGTCGAAGATTTGCCTTTGAATGACGCGCCACAACATTACGAATACCTTTCAAGAGAATGTCAAGAAAAATTGATTGTAGGGCATAAAGTTACTTCCCCAATGCTTTTGGGAATAAGAACGGGAAACAACGGACTTGGAAACAATGCCGACGAAATCAAAACCGCATCTTTACTCTACGACAATTTAGTTATCAGAACATTCCAAGAAGAATTGCTTGATGTTATTGACGAGATACTTGCAGTAAACGAAATTTCCTTAAACACCTATTTTAAGACTATACAACCGCTTGAATTCACAGAAGTGGACAATGTACTTGACGAAGAAACAAAAGAGGAGGAAACAGGTGTTAAAATGAGTACTGACGACCTTTTAGCTGACTTAGGAGAAGAAGAAAACTTGGATGAATGGGAATTGATTGATGAAATGGAAGTGGACTATGATGCAGAGGAACAACTTGATGCAGAAATCAACGCTTTAAACAACCCTAAAAAATCACTATTATCTAAGATTTACAATTTTGTAAGCACAGGAACTGCAAGACCAAATGCAAAGAGCAGTCAAGATAAAGAAATTAGAGACGTTAAATACAAAGTTCGCTATTCTTACGGGCCACAGAGAGTAAGCGCAAACAGTAGAGACTTTTGCAAGAAAATGGTATCTGCTAATAAGATTTACAGAAAGGAAGACATTGCACAAATGAGTCAAAGAGTTGTAAATGCAGGATGGGGTCCTAATGGTGCTGACACTTACGACGTTTTTAAATACAAAGGCGGAGGAGATTGTCATCACAAGTGGATGAGAAGAACGTACAGAAGCAAACAAAGCATTGACGTTAAGAATCCAAACGCACCAACAGTATCAACGAACAAGGCAGAGAAAGAAGGTTACAGAGTAAGAAACCCAAAAGAGGTTGCAATGAAGCCGAAGGATATGCCTTACAATGGCTTTTTACCAACAAATAAAAGATTCAAATAATGGCAGAGGTTTTACTAATTACGACAACAGACATAAAAAGAAATAGCGTTGTATCGGGTTCGGTAGACGTTGATAAATTTATTCAATACTTAAAGATTGCTCAAGACATACACATCCAACAATATTTGGGTACTGATTTACTTGTAGCTATTCAAGGCAAGATTGAAGACGGCACAATTAACGATGTAGAGAATGCAAACTACAAAAACCTATTGATAAAATACGTAAAGCCTATGCTTGTATATTGGGCATTGGTTGAATACTATCCTTTTGCCGCTTACACAGTTGCAAACGGAGGGGTTTACAAACACACGTCTGAAACAAGCGAAACGGTAAACAAAGACGAAGTTGATTTCTTAATTGAAAAAGCAAGAGCAACTGCACAGAATTACACACGTAGATTCATTGATTACATCTGCAATAACACAACTTTATTCCCCGAATATTTAAGCAACTCAAACGAGGATGTTTCTCCAAGTGGAGACGGTAATTTTGGCGGATGGGTGTTGTAAAAAACTATGGCAGAAAAAAGAGGTAAATATAAACAGAAACAAAAAAACGTTGAACGTTTAAAATTGTTTTTAAAAAAAGTACAAGATGGCAAACTCAATAAATTGGGGAAAAATATACGAAAGCACTAATTGGGGTGTTGGGGTTACAAGTAATACTATAAATTGGGGAAAGTCTTATGCTGACATTGCAGAAACTTCAGTAGTTCCTTCTTTGTTATCTATACTTGAGGCACGTTCTACATATTACGAGAATGAAGCAGCAACGACTACCTTGCTTACTAACCTTGAAAACATTGACTTATAATGGCAAACTTATTAGAAAAAGCGAGTATCGTATTAACACCGACAGGGTATGGCGAAGATGTTATTCACAACGTAAAGCCGAGTGAATCTCCTTTTGGAGATATGGGTCTTATTAAAAACGGAACTTCTACGAGAATAAATGCAGAAGGACTTGTTGAAACAGTATCTGCTCATACTCCAAGAATAGATTACTCAAAAGGCGAGGGTGCTATTTTAGTGGAACTTGTAGGTACTAATCAACTTAGATATAGCGAAGACCTTACTCAAACTTCGGTTTGGGGAGGTGCAGGAGAGTTCACGAGTTCTGTTAGTATGGTAGACCCTACGGGGAGTACAAGTTCGGTGTCTAACATATATAGATATAGTTCAGCCTCAAATGCGGGTAGATTTCAAGCAGCAGCATCGGCTTCAACAGGTCAAGGTGTAGGTCTTTCGGCTTGGGTTTATAATCCCGATGGTGGAACTCAACAGGTATGGATTGGATATGGCGACGCAGGGAGTGGCAACGGAAGTTTCCATAGCGTTACAAATTCTTGGAAAAGAATCACACACATAACAACAGGAGGTGTACAACCTTCTGAATTTCATATAGCACCTGCTGCATCTTCTAATCTTAGGGTTTGGGGTTGTCAATTTGAAAAAGATAGTGGACTTGGTAAAGATGGAAAAGTTTCAAGCTATATGCCATCAACAAGTGGTACAGGAACAAGGTCAAGAGATAACTATGCTAACGGAGGAGATGCTGCACTAATTGGACAAACAGAAGGTGTTTTTTACTTTGAAGGTGCTTCTCTATATGATGCAATCGCAGGTAGAGGGATGGCATTGTCAGATGGTACTGCTGCGAATAGAGTTGTTATTTATTTTGATTTTTCATCTCAAAAACTAAGAGGAACTATAAGAGATGGAGGAGGTGCGAATATCGCTATCACAGGAAATGTAACAGACCAAACTGCATTTAATAAAGTAGCATTCAAATACAAGTCAGGAGATTCAGCTCTATGGATAAACGGAACAGAAGCAGTAACTTCTACCTCTACTTTCTCATTCACATCTGACTTAAACGAATTGGCATTTGATCAAGGAAATGGTGCAGTACATTTAGAAGGATTCATAAAACAGGTAGTAGTATTCAAAGAAGTATTATCAGATGCAGAATTAGCTGCACTAACATCATAAAATATGGCATTAAAATATTTATACGTACCGAGTGGATATAAGGCAGGAACTGCATACGGAGTTTTGCCGAATGTAGCAAACGCAGACCTTGCTTTTGTTAGGGGTTCAACAGCTACAAGGATTAACGCTGATGATCTTATTGAAACTATGGCAACAAGCGTTCCGAGATTAGACTACACAGATGGGTCTTGTCCTACTTTGCTTACAGAACCCGAAAGAATAAACCTTGCTAAATATTCAGAGCAAATAACATCGTGGAATAAAAACCCTAATGACGGAACAGTAACAGTA